GTGAAGTGAACGTAGTTACTGCGCCCGATACGGTGATGCCGTCGTCGCCGGTCATGTAGTTTGCACGGTAGGACGTAGGTGAACCCTGCTGCTGAATGAGCTGCATGAGCGATGCCTGGATACGGCCTGAGGTGTACAAAGTACCTGGCTGTGAACGGTTGTTTTCCCAAAGTTCAACCAACATAGTGTTGATTTCCTGGAATGGGTTGCTCGTGCTGAGTGGGCCGTCAATGGCGGCTGAGTATCCAGCAGTTCCAGCAGTTGCACCGTTACCGAGAAGGCTTGAGATCATACCAACGTAACCAGTGGTTCCAAGAGCCGTGCCACCGAACTGGTAAGCAGGTGATGAACCGTTGTCAGCCGAGGTCGAAGGCAATGAAGCAATCGTTGACCACTGCGTAGGAGTTGCAGCAGCGCCAGTGTTAGGAGTGCGACCAACGTAGTGAACGCCACCGATGGTTGCGTAGACGTTGATTCCAACTGCGCCAACTGGAACTGATGACAAGGTAACAGCAACAGACTGGCCAGCAGTCGTGGTAACGCTCTCACCAGTGATTGCCTGTGACTCACCGAAAGATGAGCTGATGGTAACGAGTGGTGTGAAAGTACCGGCTGGGAGACCAACAGCAGTGCCACCCTCAACAGTCGTTGCGGTTACGCCAGTGATAGGCAGAACAGCAGACGTTGAGTTCAGGATGTTGTTTTCTTCACCAAGCATGTGTGAGTAGATAGCAGCAGTGTTGGACAACTGACGAAGGTCGGTGTAGCCCTGGGCTGCGAACTGTGCCTGGTACTCAACGCTGTCCGAGATACCGTTTTCAACGAAAGGAACGACGAGTGCGTCGGTTTCGTATGAGATGAGGTTAGGACGGTTCAGCGAGATGCCGTTGAACGATGCAGTGTTCGAGGCTGAGTTGAAGAAGGTGCTGAGGTTAGAAACACCGCCGGTGCGTGAGTTCGAGTAACCCGTGATTTGACGGATCTGAACAGCCTGACCCTGAGCCTGACGGCGAGGAATCGAGTTGCGCAGTGGAGTCATTACAGGTACGAGGAACTCGATGCTTTCCTGAAGGTCGAACGGTGTGAAACCGACGTTGCCAGGGTTGTAGTTAAGTGGGCTGGTGTTCGACCAGTTCTTCTCTACGTCTCCGGCTACGGCCTTGGATACGAGGGCGATTGTTTCCTCTGAAGCGCCAGACTTGGTGAGTGCGTCAATAGCAGAAGCGGCTGGGTTGACGCTCTTAACGACACCCTGCTTCTGTGAGAATGACAAAGCACCAGCGGCCTTGAGTGAAAGGTTTTCGTTGAACTTGGTTGCGAGTGATGCCTTGTAAGCCTCGAAGCGTGCGAGACGCTGTGATGCTGGCAAGCCACCAAACAACTGGTCAACGGTAGGCGTTGAAAGAGCCATTGTGGTTTTCCTTTAGTTAGGGATTAGTTGTTTTCCAGTGCGGCGAGTTGAGCCTCAAGCTCGTCTGCCTTCTGGTTGTAAAGCTCACGAAGTGCTGCGTCACCCATAGCGCTCTTGGCACTCTCTCGGGCTTGGCGTACTTCCAAACGCAACTTGGCAGCCTTGGAGATTGACTCTCCACGCTTGTCAGGTCGGATGAGTGAAATGTCACTCGGGGCCGCAAAGTTCTTAACAATGTCCATCTCAGCCTTCAGCAGTTCGAGCTGCTCTGTCGCTTCGGTGTACGCCGTCTTGATTGCGGTTAATTCGTCATCCAGGCCAAGTGCCTTGCGGACTTCTGCCTTAAACTCAGACTTGATTTCGTCAGTAGCGGTTGATGCGCCAACTGCCTTAACGAGGTCGGCTGAAACGCCGAGGCCAATGTATGCCATTGTGTCATCTCCTGATGAGTCGTTGTCCCAACCTGTGAAGGGCGCTGATGTTTCGTTTTCTGATGCTTCGTCAGTCCACCAGTCAAGGAAGATTGACAGTGAGCAAAGAAGTTCCTGAACGTCGCAGATTTCGTTTTCGTCACCTGCAAGCATCTCGTCGAGTTCGGCCTTGATAAGGGCAATGAGACCGGCACGAACGTCAGCGAGGTCGGCTGGGTCGTGTTCCATGTCGTCTGCCTTAGCAACGTCGGCGTCAACGGCCTTCCAGTTCTCGGGAATTAGGTTTTCCTTGCCAAGCGCCTCAGCACGAGCCTTGATGTGGGCCTTAGCCTTGGCTGGGTTTTTGGCACGTCCGAAAGACTGGATAGCGTTCTTTAGATCCTTAACGGTCTTGATTGGGAACGAGCCGTCGGGCAGTGCTTCGCCCTTGTCGGCCATAGCGTCACGCTCGTCGTCCGAGTAGTCCTTCTTGGCGACTTCAGCGTCAACGGACTTGCCGTCTGCGAGTGGGTCGTTCATAAGTTCGCCAGCGAGCGCAGGGTTCGACGTTGCTGGAAGGGTGGGGATGTTCTCTGAGTCAAGCGATGATGCCTTACCTGAGCCGTCACAGGCTTCGCATGGGTGGGTGGCCGCACCCTGGTCAGTGCCAGTGTGGACTTCGCCAGTGCCGTTGCAAGCAGGGCAAGGTAGGTAGTATTCGCCAGGCTCTTGCTCTGGTGCGTTGGTCATGTCATTCTCCTGTAGTTCGACGCTCTTGGTCATTACGCCGTTTACCGATTTGGCTAGCTCAAGCGAGCAAGAAGGGTTGGCCGGACGGTCAACAACTGATATTTCGCAGATTGTCCCCGCCTTAATCACGCCACCAGGCGCACGGTCGTCGTTGTAGTCAACGTAAGCGCCCTTGATACCGATACTGAAGCCGGTGTAGACACCTTCCTCTAGTTTCATAGCGGCAACGGGGTCAACAATCTTTGCGCCAATCTCGAAGCCGGTTCCTTTAGCGGCCATTGAGGTCGCCTTGCCTACTGCCTTGGAGCCGTCGTGCTGTTCACGAATGTTGCCAATCTCGAACCACTTGGGCATGGCTGTCTTAAGCCACTCAGGGTCGCAGATTTGCTGGTCGAGGTCGAGCGTGTCGTCGGTAGCCAGTCCCTTGACAACAAGGAAGCCCTTATCGTCTCGTGACTTTTCTAGGCCGCCGAAGTAGGCGTAGGTGATTTCTGACATTGGTTAGTCTCCTGTTGAGTCTGATGAGCCGTTAGCGCTCGGGTAGATGAACTTCATGGAACACACGCAGTTCGGGTGATCTGGTGGGGCTTGCTCCGAAATGTCGTGAGGGTTTGCCGAGGCCAAATCTATGCACTCTTGGCATGGGTCTGAGTCAGTCACCCAGTCAAAGCCGATTGCGCCGTTGTCCGTTGCGACCTGCTGTGAGGCCATTAGGTAGCCTCGGTTTGCTTCAGTTGAGGCGATGATTTCCGCTCGGGCTGGGTCGTTGATAATGGCGTTGATAGTAGATGTGATATCAGCGTGACCTGAGCCACTTGCTACGCCGTCTCGAATTGCCGTGTAGATGCGCTTGGCAGTCGTGTCGTTGATGCCCTTAATCGTGTAACCGGCTCGCTCGATGAGTTGCTGGTTCAACGGATTCAGGATTGCGTCAGCGCCGATGTTCGAGGCTTCGTTCTCCGCACCCTCTTGCATGACCACTGTGTAAAGGCTCTTGAGAGCGTTCACGCTATCGGTTGCGTTGAAGTTGATGTAAGCGTCAACGGCCTGTTGTGCTGCCGCTGGTGCGTCTAGCGTTTGCGAGAGTTTGACGGCGTGGTCAATAGCAGTACTAACTCCGACAACACTCCCAGCAAGTGCGACCTGAATCGCTTTCTTGTGCTTGTCAGCCAGGGCCGTAATCCTGTCCTCATGGCCTTCGTCCTTCTTAGTAACTAAACCTTTTGGGGTATCAGTTATCTGCGCTTTCAGGATTGCTGCTTCTTCCGGCGTGTGGTGAACAAACTCAAACTCCCTCGACCTCGGTTTGGCCGAGAAGCGACGGTACGCCTTCTCCTCAGCGGCCTTAGCATCCGGCGCACTTATCCCAACCGGCTTCGCTTCGCTGCCACTGCTGAGTGCTTCGGCTTCTTGGCTGTTGTCACCTTGCCGACTTTGGCTTTCTTGGCTTTGTGAGCCTTGTGGGTTTTGGTTCGTGTTCGCTTGGTCACTTGATGGCCCTGTCTGTCCGATTGTTTCGCCGGTCTGGTCTACTTCGAGCTGACCCTTTAAGAAGGTCGGGCCTGCTGCGGTCAAGATGAAAGGCTCGTCGGCTTCGGGCATGTCAAACAGTGGCATTCCCAATTCGCCACGAACGTCGTTCTCAGTCAGCATTCCTGAGTTGAGAGCGGTTGAGAGTGCCTTGTAGCGGTTCAGTTGATCCGTTGAACTGGTGTCGTTGGTGATGTTGAATGTGATGCTGTCGTCCATGCCGAGGTGTTGACGGCTGAGGTTGTTCACCATGTCCACGATGAAGTTGATGGTCGGCTTAGTCGAGACGGTTTCGGCTGATTCTGCTTCGCCGTCAGCCATGCCCTTTCCACCACCAAGACCAGCACGAGCGACGACGCCAACCTGTGAAGGCTGAACACCGAAGATGGCTGCGATGCGCTTGGCGATGAACTCGTCGTAATCCGACTTGTATTTCTCGTCTACCTGCATGGTCTGGACGACCTTTGCGCCACCAGGCAGTGAGCGAATCTGCTGACGGTTCTGCGTCATGCCTGAGTAGTAGTCGTTCAGGATGCGGTCGTTGTCAGCCATCTGCCACAGTTCGAGGGCAGAATCGGTTTCAAGGAACATTGCTGGGGTTGAGCCAGCCTTGTACTCAGCGAGTAGCCATTCCTGGCGGTTGACGTACAGGTCAGCGAAGGGGAGCGCCTGTTCGACTGCTGAGAAGCCGTAGAGCATTTTGGTCTGTGGGTGGCCGATAAACACGCTGAGTGAGTCCGATGGACGCACTGGGCCGTTCTGCTCAAGGGCGTTGAATTGAGCGTTGACTTCGTTGAGTGGTGACGCCGTGAACTCGCCTCGTGGGTATCCCCAAAGGATTTGCTGGTACGCCGGAAGTGGGTACTGAGGAACACGACCCTTGTCGTCTCGCAGAATCTTAATTGTCGAGGGGTCAATAATGTCGAAGCCAATAACCTTGCCACCGAGCGTGTAGTTCGGATAGCAGACAACTTCGTCATAGGTCAGGTAGTCCCACATTGCTTGGGCAATCCATGAGCGCCAGTTCTTAAACTCCAAAGGGAATGGGTTTGACCAGAACTCGGTCATCTTGGCAATTTCTACGCCGTAACGGTCACGAGCAATGTTCGCAGCCTTGGCGTGGGAGCAGTTTTCCTCAGCCATGATTTCGGCAATAGCGTCGTCGGATACCTCGAACGACCAGTCCATCTTCGTAATGTCGTCAATACGGATGGTGATGCAACGAGAGATAATGTCCACGTTCCGAGCAGCCCAGTTAAGTCGCTCGAACGGAGCTGGCTCCTGAGCAATCATTAAGTTCTCGGCTACCTGGTACTGCGTGATGCGTGGTTCAGCACGACCAGTGATTGGGTTGACAGGGTCAATTGCACCTGGGAACAGTGGCGTGCCAGGGTTGAAGGCTGCGCCGAACTGAGACATGGGGCGTGCGAGTGGTGTTGCTGCAGTGACCTGCTGAGCCATGACTGGGATGCCAGTCTGAACAGGTGAGCCGTTGAGTTGACCACTCTGCAACATTGACGCCATTGGTGCGCCAGCCTTGGTTAGCTCCTCTACTACGCCCTTGACAATCTCGGCTGTCTTGTCTTTTCGGCTAAAGAGAGCCACGTCTACCTCGTTTGAAATTGGGGGAATCCGGCGCTGGTCGTTGTGGAGCGATGGAAGCCGATTGGGTTTATCTGGTGGAAGCAGACTTTGCAAGCGGTGTCGGTCTTGAGGTTCGACGCTCCGCACTTGGGGCAGTTGATTGTTGCTCCGGCAAAGGTGGAGTCGAACTTGCTGGTCTGCGTGATTAGTGCTGTGATGCCGTGAACGAGAGCGTCCAGGCGGTCTGGTGAGTAGCCACTATCGGGGAGCCACGACACCATCTGATCTTCGAGTTCAGGGTACTGGCCGATATGCGAAACACGGCCTTGCTCATAGAGCGAACTGACCGGCTCGGCTCGTAGCCTTTTCCCCTGGCGTGCGACAACACCAGTCACGGCCATAGTCGGATTGACCTGGCGAAGTGTGGTAGTGATGAAGTCGCCTCCCTGGTTCGTCTCAACGACCACCTGGTTGGCGTGAAAGTCCTCGTAGGCTTGGTTAACTCGGTTTGCCCAGCCAAGCGGAGTGTCTTTGCAGCTGCGGTCTGCCATGACGTAATAACGGCCATCAGCGCCCAGGCCACAGACCACGATTCCGGTCATGTCTGAACTATCGCCCGACGTTACTGCTGGGTCAACAGCCACGACGACCTTGGTGAAGTCGTTGTAGGTGCGCACCCTTTCTTTGTCAATCATTGTCTGGGTGAACAGTGCGCCAGGTGTGTCGAGTAGGACTTCGCCGTACAACTCCTGACGACCAAGGCGTGTGCCTTCGTAGCGTTCTTTGAGTTCAGCGAGCGCCGCAGGTGACAAGTTCTCGGCGTTGTCGAAGGTGGAACCTCTGATAACGACTACGGAGCCGTCAGTGCGGCTTATCCATTCTCGGATCAGTTTCGTTGGTCGAGGTGTGGTTGTTACGACCACCCGAGGGTCACCAATGCGCAGTGCAGGGGCAAGTCCCTCAGTCCAGATTTCTTCGTATCGGTAACTGCTCAGCTCGTCGAGCCACGCACCGGACAAGTTAAGTCCTCGGGCACGGTCGGGGATATCTGCCGAGAGCAGGTGGACACGGCTTCCGTTGCTCAGGGTTATCTGCCCATTGCTTCGATTGTAGAAGTCGCCTTTTTCCGGTTGTAGGTCTACGGCCTTTAGAAAGCCGGACGGCCCTTCAACGCAGGTTCGGCGTACGTCTGTGAACGTCGGGGCGACAATCGCCCACTCGGTGTTCGGGTGGGTTCGGGCTTGCTCGGCCAGCCAGCCAGCGCCCATGAATGTTTTGCCAAAGCCTCGGCCACTGATGACGAGCAGGATGCGCCAGTCGCCTTCAGGTGGGAGTTGGTTTGGTCTTGCGAGGGTACGGTAGCGAGAGTTCTTGACTGCTTCAACCGCTTGGCGAGCTTCGGCGTCACGCTTCTTGAGTTCGAGGTCTCTAAGCTTCTTGAGGGTTTCGAGGCGCTGCTTCGCTAATGTCGTCGTCATCTGATTCCCCTAGGACTGCTTCAAGACGCATGATTTCGCTCTGGATGTAATCCAGGGTGATTACTTCGTGCTTCACAGGGCTGTCGAGTCCGAGCAGTTTTGCCCTTCGATCCATGATGGCCAGCACTCGGTCAATGGCGAACAGGAAGCCCTTGTCCTCTGATTCGACCTTACGCATGGCAAGCTCAAGCAGGGTGTCGAGGCGGTCGGTCTCTAATCGGCGGTATTCGTCAACGGCTTCGGCAGGGATGGCGGCTAAGGCTCGCTGAACACGCTCGTACGCAGCAGACTTGGAACAGCCCATCGCCTCGGCAATCTTGCCGTAGGTCATGCCACTAGAACGCATGCGAAGCGCCTTGGTGTCGGTGATGGCTTGTTCCTCAGTGCGAACGAACCCACCTGGTGAAGTCTGCGTCATGTTCGGCTACCTAAGCGTTCTGCGATTGGACAGTATAAATACAGTCTACCAAATATACCACATCTAGTGGTTACACGCCATAGCAACACTAGGGATTGGGGTGGTTACAAAAGTGTCTTGGGTTGCGCTTCAGCCCACGCCACTCGTGCTTCGATAATCGGGAAGTAGTCCTCGGTCATCTCGCAACCAATCCAGTTGAAGTTCTCTAGTGTCGCTGCGACTGCCGTTGAGCCCGAGCCCAAGAACGGATCTAGTACCGTGCCGTTGGGTGGAGTGACTAGTTTGACTAGGTAGCGCATAAGGGCGAGGGGCTTGACGGTGGGGTGGAAGTTTTGACGTGGCGTGTTGGTGCGGTTTCGGGGATTATCTCCACCTGCACCATCATCCTTTTCACGGTCGCTTTCTCGTTTCTCCGGCAACCCCTCCAGCCCTGCGTTGCGCTCGGACTTGCCTGCCTTAGCGCAGTAGATAAATGATTTAGCGTCTGAGTCCTTCGCCCCAAGTTCCGAGAACTCTGGCGTG